GAGCTGAGAATGAGGTTGAGTGTCAAAAAGAAAATCAGGCTTGCGACTGGGGTGACGATCGGCAAGGTCGAACAAACATCTGACGGCATCGACTTGTTCCTCGAGAGGAGGAAAGCCGATGATGTTGAGAAGAAGACCTTGGACGAATTGATAGCCGCGGGTGTGATATGACGAATCGTGACGACGCCTTGAAGCCGAGAGCGCAAGCGCTTTTGAGGAAAAGAAGGATTGGACCGTAAAGAAAGTAAGATTATGCCACATGGACGGGTTATACAGAAATTTGAAAATGGGGTCAGAAAAGATGAAAGCGACGAAGGCTTGACAGTATGCACGGCAAAGCTGGGTGCTACGACAGTCGTGGGGGATTGGAAGGGAATTCAAAGCACGGACACCTGTGCGTCTGGGGCGGCTGTAGACGGCCAAGATGAAAATCAAGACAATGAATCCAAACCAGAAACCAAGAAACGGGATGAAGTCCAAAGAAACAGAGCGTGTCGGGTTATCCAAAACAACGCGTGAGACAGAGCGGACTGGAATATGATAGAACCAGTCGTGAACAGAGGAGAACTCGGGAAAGCAGACGATTTTCTTTTTGGTGTGTGAAAGCTCTGGATCGAGAGAGAGAAGGGGAACCAGGAGAGAGGAAAAGTGAGAAAAAGAAATTGGCGACAAAGAGCCAGTTTGTTTCGAAGCATCGTACTGGCAAAAACTTGAAAAACCGAGAAAGCAGAGAATGTAGGCGATGACGGCGTACATGTTGCGAGGTGATGAAAACCCCCTACTTGCATTCTACGGGCCTGTTTTGCATGCCGGTGCCCATCATCGTGCCGAGGGCCTGCTTACATATCTCCGGGATGTTCCGGACGCGATCCGGATGGCAGAGCTTCATCAAGTCTCGATTAGCCTTGCCACGCTTCTCGAAGACTGTCCGGACGCAAGAATCCATGTACTGTTCCACGGGATCCTCGTCTTTGAACCAGAAATGCCATCTGGTCCATGCGGGGCGTGCCCATTGCCGGGATCGACTCTTGAACCGTTGATCACCCATGACGCCTGCGTTTGAAGCCAGCCAATCATGCCACTTCTCTTTGCCATCATCTGCCCACGCCCGCACAAATGGTAATGCCTCAGACAGAGACTTGTGCCAAATGTAAAGGAATGCGATAGCATTGACTATGCCACGCTTGTTGACCCAGAAGAATTCTGCAAGCGGCATGTAATAATCAGAGCAAAGCAAACCGATAACGATTGAGAGAACATGCCAACGAAGATCATGGCCAAGGAGCCAATCTGCGAATATGCCCATGACAACTGCAATATAGAGTTGCCAGAAGTAGATCTTACGACGAAAACAAGCTGCACCGAGAAACGACATCAGAAGAGACATCGTGTAGTACTCATGGAGAATTAGGGCACGAAGACATGTGAAACTGATGAAGACGATAGCGAGGATGAATTCGTCGGCGACCTTTGTTGCATCATGGGTGAGATTGATCAACTCCTGAACGTCAGTGAAGACCAGCCACATCAGATAAAACCAGATTACGAAAAGACCCAGAGATATGAATGCCTTATGGATTTTGAATGAAGTGCCGGAGGCAGTGCCGTATGCTGCATGCTCAACTCTTGCGCTGACAACACGCTTGTAACCGCTCGTCTTCACACTGCGGAAGTGAAAAGGGAGGACGAGCGTGCGGAATGCGAGCTGGGTGGCCAAGAAAAGCCATGCGGTTGCCTCAAAGCTGAACCCAATGTACAACGAGAAGACCGTAGGCAGACAGAGCAGGACGTTGACGACTGGGCCGAACAGGCGTAGGTAAACCAGTATGTAAAACTGCACACTAGCAATGATCTCCTCGACGCGTTTCACGACCTTGGCAATCATCCACTTACGATTCTCATAGACGTATGCTGCAATGATGCAGACGATCGAGAGGAGCGTGAGTTGACGGAGACTACCGAATATACCTTTGCCAAGTTGCTTGTGCCACGAGAACTTACCACGGACGACGACGACGTGATGGCCTTCGATCTTGAGAGACAAATCGGAGCCGGTACGCCGTACCCCAAACTTTGTTGCAGCACGGAGGATCTCGTCAGCGCTCATGTGAAAAGCGTGAGTGTGGCGAGAATTCCTATCGGCGGCGCGGATGTCCGGGTGCACATGGTAGCGGAGCCTGAGCTGCGCGACGTAGTTCATGACGTCTTCGATTGGGACGTCGGCGATGAATGCGATGGCTGCCGGAGCGCAACGATCTCGTAGGTCTTCGAACACGACATCGTACCGCCCGGACTGCCTGATGGCCGGCATGAATTCCACGGGGACCTTTGAAGGGCGGAGATTGGCGTAGTACGTGACCGGGCGGGAGAGGTCGTTGACGGCCGATACGATGTCGTGGGCGTGGACGTGCTCGATGCCGTGCTTGGCCACTAATGCGTTAGTCAGTTCTTCATGTTCTAGTTCGTTGCAAACCAACATATGATCTTGGAATGCAATGCACTCGTTGACGGAGTTCTCGCGCTTGCTCATGCGCATGGTGTATTTTGCAAGAGCACGTGCAGGATCCATGAATGAGCGACCGGTTGACGTGAAGATACGATTTGCGAAATCCAAGTACGGAAGGATGGAGATCTTCTGAGTGACGCCGGTCTCCTTGACCATATTTATCGCCGATTTCAAGCGGGGTAGTACAGGGACGACTGTATTATCGTCACCTTTGCCAATGAAGAGTTCGAACTTGGAGAAGTCAAACGTGCACACTGAAGTGCCGGTGGACATCAAGAAGTTGAACAGCGCGGTGCCAGGCTCGCCGGAGAACAACCTTTCGATGACTTCAAAAAGGAGGCCGAGCATTGTCAGACCCTTGCAGAAGCGCTTGGCGCGCGTCATAAGATAGAGCGAGACAATGGTGTCATCGAAGCCGAGGAATGCGAGAACCTTACCAATGAAGAACCTGTGGACGTTGACGTGCGACGAATCCTGCTGTGACAGATCAATCGACATGCATTCCTTAGCCTTATGTTGACCTGTGGCACGGACGGCGTCGTCGAGTTGTGTGCCTGAATACCCAGAGTCGTATATCACGCCGCCTTTCAGCATGCTCTGCATGATCTTAGTTGCCTGGACGATCAGAGGGCAAATTGTAGCGTTGAGCAGCTTGTTTGTGGCGAGGATACCTTGACCGCACTCGGCACAAAAACCGAAAGCCTTGAATTTGGGCTTGCATTGGCACTTCAAGAAGTACTCATTCTGCAGAGGGCGACCCGAATCGATGAACGGGAGTTCCTCGGCAATCTGGGCGATGCGAAGTGCCTTTGCGTTTCCAAACCAGTGCGAAAACATCGAAGCGACGGATGGAACCTTGACGACGGCATCAGGCCTGATGAATGCGCTAACCCAACGGTCAAACATGATGTCGGCAAGCATGAAAGCCCGCTTGTTAGGGATAGCGACATTCTGCGGCTTGGTATACCTATCGAAAACTGCCAAGACGGATGCAAGGACCTCCGTGTTTGAGAACGGATAACCAATGTGACTATAGAGCGTGGGCTCATGCAAGTCAAGTGACTGGATCCATTCCGGAACGCGAATTCGGACCGCGGGATCAGGTTTCCGGAACCTGATCATGGTCTTGTCGCGAGTCAGGTCAGCGGGTTGTGGCGGCTCCGGATGCAAAGCGTACAACGCCTCCACAAGCCCGGGGGTGATTATGCCGAGGCACGGAGTGTCATCGGCATCTTCGTCATCCTCTTCCACGACAATCGGGCGACCAGCATAGGACATGTGCGTGGCGATGACCTCTTTATCGGCGTTGAAGTTCTCAGGGATGTCGGCCTCGGCATGGTCAAGATCGTCCATGGAAGTGAATGCATGGGAGACCGGATCATTGCGGGAGCCGAAGACGGTGACGCCGCGGCGAACGATTTGGTTCGGTCGAAGACCGCGACGAACAAGAGCCTGGATGAGAGGAGCCTGGTTGCGAGTGCCAGCGGGGACAGTGATCGTGACGGTCTGACGCGCGCGAGTAAGGGCGAGAGCAAATGCATACGGATTTTGCGCAAACGCGGCCTCATCATTTGGGAAACAATGAATGTAGACGTTGTCTGAATCAGTGCCCTGCGAGGCGTCGATGGTCATGGTGCCGTTGAATATGTTGGTATTTGCGCGATGGAAGGTGAGATGGAGGCCAGGACGCTGCGCATTAGCCACCTGGATGTTGTTAACTCCCGGGTTCACAGTCTGGAAGAGGAAGTTGGGCATGATTGCCGGACCAAGCTCTTGACGATAAATCGGGAGGGCGACGTTGTTGACGATGTTGGTGATGTCTTGACCGAACCTGTGAATCGTGTGGCATAGGACCATATGGTCGACCGGGATGATATCGTGTGAGAACCGAGCTCCGAGAATTCCGTTATATCGGCGCTGGTCAGGAGAACCAAGTGCGATGGTAGGAATGTTTAGTGATGCCAAGGTAATGACATGCCCTGCCGGGAACTGGTAGACTTCGTCGATGATGATGCCGGTGCTTGCTCGAACAAGGTGGATGTTTGCAACCGCTTCGTCAAGCGTGAAGACAGCGTGCCCAGGATACACGGCCTGCCAATGCGCCTGGAGTTCATTAGTGGGAACAATGACGCAGGCGCCAGCCGGTGCAATTCGCCGAGCGTGGGTGGATTTGCCGGTGCCAGCAGGACCAATGATAAGCAAGTCGAGAGTGGTCTGAGGATCCCATTCCCAATTATTGACTGCCCGCTGTTGAACCATGGACAGTGCATTGACGGCGAGACCGTTAATGCCGGCCAGTGCGTTGACTTGGTTTTGGGCGGGATCAAAGACGTTGATCAAGCGACCGCCACGGCGGGCCGGTGTGCCGTTCTGAGCCACAATCCAAGGTTCACCGAGAATTGGCCAGGCCTGGTCGATCTGGGGGTAACCAATGCGGGCCGGAACGAAGTTGACATAGTTGGGTGGTGCACGTGCAGCCTGATCGGCTGGTGGTGGTGCCACCTGCACGGGGGCACCCAAGGCGATGCCGTTCGTGCCGTTCTCGATCTGGATATGATGGGGAAGGGCGGTGGTTTGTGCGAGGGTGCGCGCAGAACGGTCGTCGACGAGGTCGGCCAGCCAGTCGGTGATGGTTCGCTGTGACGTGATGGTTTGTTCGTTGCGAAGATATGCGAAGACGCGACCAGCCATGCCAGGCTCGGCAGCTGCTTCAGCACGTCGTGCTGAAGTGGCGAGCTCAGAGTTGATGGCATCCAGACGACGTTGACCGAGGGCCGACCTGTGCATCATCTTTTGGACATCCACGGCAGCGGCCATGGCAACAGAGATACATTGATCGGTCGTCAACACCCAGCGGTCAGTGAATTTATCATCTCCAAGGACGATGGCCGGTGTGAGGACTGACACGCGTTCGAGTGCTGCCTTGAAAAGGTTGGCAGCGAACTTATCGTGGTGAGTGGTCAAATAACGGGTGAGCCGATCGTAGTGTGACGCCGAGGTGATGAAATCCGGAATGCCTGCAACGTCGCCGGGGATAAACGAGTACTTGTCTAGCATAGTGCGAACTAGCATCGGATAGTTGCTCGACCCAGCCTCATCGCCAGCGAGAGTGAACCGGAAGCACAGTGCTGAACCAAATTGGAAGAGGACTTCTGCGAAAAGCGGATAGTCCTGGAAACCGCTCATCCATGTCTTGAGTCGGGCAAGGTCGTGGGTGTAGCCGGCGTCACCAAAACCGGGGTTACATTGAGCCCGCTCTTGACCGGGTTCGCCAACGACCTTCCACATTGCACCGGTGTCGACCTCCTGGAACGAGTCGACGTAGTCGAGACCGATGGGGACCTCGATGTTGACGATGGCCACCGATGCGCCGTGGGACCGCATGGCTTGGACCAGGGTAGCCGGTGTGTCATCCTGCAAAGAAAAGGACGAGTAGAGCACTCGTGCCTGGACTTGGCAGTTCTGGCCCAGATTGTTGCACATCCAGATCGGGTTGGGGTATTGACCGTTGCCGCGAGCAAGAAGATCCTGCATATGAGGATGGTTGGGGTTCTTGGCGACAATTTGAGCTCCGATGATCTCCCTTGACCTGTCGCGTGCGTCGACGCGAGGTGAGCAGTTGTGAGCTGCGCACTGATCTTGACGAGCTGCGATGCGAGTAAGCGAAGGTCCGAGCTCGCAAATATTCTCTGCACCATAGGTGTCGAAGACGTACTTGTCGGTGAGCCGGCGGAAAGTGTCGAGGGCCGGGTGGGTGGAGGATGCTCCGGAAGTATCCAACTGATAACGACCGAACAGTGCGAAGAGTGCCTTGGAGGCGCCGGTGGACAGATTGCGAGGTACGCGGACCGATGGTATCTGGGAGATCTGGTTGATCACCCCAGTGATGATACTTGAGAATTGAGTGTCATATGCGTCGGCTGACACCGTACCAGCCTCCTTAGGGAGGGGGAACAGCGACAGTGACGACGGGAAGAGTCGTCCGAAAACGCCAGCACCGCGCTGGGCCATGTTGATGTGGGTCGCGAGATGTCAGGCGGTACCCAGATAACGGAAATTGTGTGGTTGCAAGAGCACTCCGAAGGTCAGTCCGAGACAATCCTAGTGACGAGGGCAAACCTGGGTCAGGGGATTACGGTCGGGTGAGCTGGTTCGGGTTGATGC